CGTCATCTCCTCCAACCATCGCATGTTCTAGGATAAAATAAGGGGCTTCCTCAACGGTGAACCCAAAATCGAGGATGAGTGTGAGCATGATCAGATTCCTCATACTTGTGGAGTTGAGACTGGCCGTCATAGAGTGACCGGTGCCATTCATCCCATCAACTTTGGCTTTACGACGGAAAATTCCATCAGCTTGAAGGCCAAAGATGACGAGCTTGCTAGTTCTCAACTCGTCAAACGTGGGCTGGACCAGTTTCCAAACAGGTTCGGATACCATAGCTTGTAACATTTCGCCAGTGCAACGCCACCAATTGGTGGTGTGGCTAGCATCAAATGCCGAGGCGTCGGTTCCAGTGATCACGTCGCTATTGGCGAACTTCAAGAAAAGCTGCTCGGACAGTTCACGAGGATTGCAGGAGAACGCGTAAGAAGTGCCTAACGTTTCAGCTAGCATGGTATTGATGAAACCCAACACAAATTGTTGCCATGTGGGATTATGTTTGTCGACGACGACTCTCACCTTCGGCTCCGGGTTCGCTTTAACGCCTTCAGCTTTGAAGAACACTTTGTCGGTGTCTTGGATGTCTCTACCAGTGGTGAGGTTGGCTACGAGTCGAGCTGTCTTCTTTGAGGAGGTCTTATACCTCTCCATGAGCTCTTCGACCGACATATACCGCCATGGTGAGACAAGTTTAGAGTAAAACTCACCTATCTCTCTAAACATGGGGGCATACTGCAACAACTCCGAGGAATGCAACACGGCGTCTCGATTTGGTCCTTCGAGTCGATGTTCGACGCAGACAGCTGCCGCGTGTTCGTTCAGTTGAACGGCCACGTCATGAATTGTTACCAAGGGACTGACCCAGCTGTCGTCAAGAGCGACCCCATAGGAACTTGCCTTATTCGCCGGCATCGCGTCGACATGGCGGATGGGACCGGAAAAAGCAGGGGTAATGTTACTCGCCACCCGCTTCTCGGGCTCCTGATTGAACAGAATAACTGACAACTTGGCTGCGAGCATCCGTCGGTGAGTACCCTGGACTAGATCATCTGATCTAGGACGTTGTTGGTCGAGCCAGGTACTGATGGTAGTAGCGTCGCAACGACTCGCACAATTGATCGCGGTCGCTGAGTATTCCGAAAGGCGAATGTAATCCGTAGTGGGGTCATTCTCCCAGGCCAATTGATAAAAGGCTCCGTCAACGGCCTTCTCAAGAAGGGAATAGACGACTTGGCCACTCCTCTCATGAGTCTTAATATCATGAGACTTGACTTCATTCTTCGGGCCGTAGAGGAGATTAGCGATAAATCCATAAACAGCTATAGGAGTCAGAACTGTGACCACATGGACGTCATTTTGTCGGTAGCGTTCCACCTGATAAGTGGTGGCGCCTCTCCAACTGGAAGCTGTGATAATGTCTTTGTTTAGATCATACCACGTCCAGTCAGTATCATCACGGGGGTAGGTTGCACCTCCCTTGATTGTGAAGCCTAATTGAGGTTTGCCATTGACCTTGGACACTGTCCAAGTCGTGTTCTGAAAAGAACCAGCCAAACTCAAAGGGTCAGCCTCATAGATGATTACAACATTATGACGACCCCCCAGAAAATTCGGGAGATCCATGTAGCCAACGGTGTCAACGAGGGCAATTATCTTGTCGTCAGGAATGGAGTTGCAAGCGGGAGTCTTCGCGAGATCTTTCTGCCAGTGGTACTCATAGGAGAAATCATTCTCACCAACCAACCGCCGTTCACTGTTGCTCGCTTGGTAAAAGAACAACTGACGATGCATACCAGCCAAAACGGCATGAAATGCTGAACGCCACCCAGCTTCCTCAGCGTGAGGGTGAGTAGAACGTTTG